TTAGATTTAGTTGCAGATACAGAAATACAAATAGCAGCTACTACTATTGATATTAATGGTGCTGTAGCTTTAAATGGTGCTATTACAGGTGCTACTAATATTACTCTTTCAGGTGAATTAGATGCTGCAACATTAGATATTTCTGGTGATGCAGATATAGATGGAACATTAGAAACTGATGCATTATCTATAAATGGTACAGCAGTAACAAGTACTGCAGCAGAATTAAATTTAGTTGATGGTATTACAGCTGGTACAGTTTCTGCTTCACTAGCAGTTATAGTTGATTCAAATAAAGATATATCAGGATTTAGAAATGTAACTTTAACTGGTGAACTAGATGCTGCAACATTAGATATTAGTGGTGATGCAGATATTGATGGAACATTAGAAGCAGATGCTATTACAGTTAATGGTGCTACTTTAACAGAATTTATAACAGATGCTGTTGGTGGTATGGTATCTTCTAATACTGAAACAGGTATTACAGTTACGTTTGAAGATGGAGATAATACATTAGATTTTGCTTTAGGATCTTCTCAAACTACAATATCATCATTAACAAACACAAGTTTAGTTATTGGTAGAGATGCAGATAATGATATAGATTTTGCAACAGATAATAATATTATATTTAGAGCTGCAGGTGCAGATCAAATTAAATTAGTAGATGGTGCTTTAGCTCCAGTAACAGATAATGATATTGATTTAGGTACATCTAGCTTAGAATTTAAAGATGGATTTTTTGACGGAACAGTAACGGCTGATGCTTTTGCAGGGCCTTTAACAGGTGATGTAACAGGAAATGTATCAGGCACAGCAGCTACAGTTACAGGTGCTGCACAATCAAATATTACTTCATTAGGAACATTGACAACTTTAACTGTTGATAATGTAATTATTAATGGCACTACAATAGGTCATACTGATGATACAGATTTAATTACATTAGCGGATGGTATTGCAACAGTTGCAGGAGAAATTTCTGTAACAACATTAGATATTGGTGGAACTAATGTAACGGCAACAGCAGCAGAAATTAATTTAATAGATGGTGGCACTGCACGAGGAACTACAGCAGTTGCAGACGCAGACGGTATTCTTCACAATGATAATGGCACAATGAGAATGACTAGTGCTGCAACATTTAAAACATACTTTCAATCAGGAATATCTTCGGCAGCAGATGATATTACAGCTGGTGATGCAGCAGTTACTATTACAACTTCATCAGGAGATATTACAATTGATGCAGCAGCAAATGACTCCGATATTATATTTAAAGGAACTGATGGTGGGGTTGATACTACATTTTTAACTATTGATGGTAGTGATGCTGGTACAGCTGTATTTAATCATGATATTAAACTACCTGATGCTGGTAAAGCTATTTTTGGTGCTGGTTCAGATTTACAAATTTATCATGATGGTTCAAATAGTTTCATTTCAGATGAGGGTACTGGATTATTAGCATTTACTACTAACGGAACTGCAATACAATTAAATTCTGCTGGTGAACAAATGGCAGCATTTAATCAAAATGGTTCAGTAGATTTATTTTATGACAACAGTAAAAAATTTGAAACAACATCTAGTGGTGTAACTATAACAGGTGCACTTACTACAGATGCAGGTGGTATTAGTTTAGCTGCATTAGATATAGATGGTGGTACAGATATAGGAGAAGCTATTGTAGACGCAGATTTATTTATAGTAGATAATGGGGCAGGAGGCACTAATAGAAAAGTTGCTGCTTCAAGATTAATAACATATGTTGATGCAAACTCTAGTGCTGCATCAGTAGGAAAAGCAATTGCAATGGCAATTGTATTTGGATAAAATTAAAAAGGAGATAATATGGCTACACCAAACATCGTAAACGTAGCAACTATTAATGCTAAAAACGCAACTGCTTTACTAGATGGTACATCTAGAACTACAGCGGTTGATGTTGCAGCAGATAAAGTTGCTAAAATAAATACAATTCTTGTTGCAAACGTAGATGGTACAAATGCTGCTGATATTACAATTGAAGTTAGTGTAGATAATGGATCTAACTATGTTAAGATTGCTAATACAATATCAGTACCAGCAGATGCTACCCTAAGTTTTTTAGAGAATCCAATTTATTTAGATGAAACAGATTTACTAGCATTTACAGCATCAGCTGCAAATGACTTAACTTATTTTGTTTCTTACGAAGAATTAGATGATGCATAATAAATAGAGTTATAGGAGGCAACATAATTCATGGCAAATGGCGGAATTATAGGACCAGTAAAAGTAGTATGTACACCATCTACTAAAGTCACATCATTTACATCATCAGGAACTTTCCAAAAGAAAAACTGTACATCAACAATACCAGAAATAATGGTAGTTGCTGGTGGAGGCGGTGGTGGCATTAATGGTTCTGGAGGTGGTGGTGCTGGTGGTTATAGAACAGGTACATGTGTTTCTATGCCAAACGCTGCATTAACAATTACAGTTGGAGCAGGAGGAGCAGGATCTTGTGGTGCAAACAATAATGCAAATGGAGCTAATTCAATTATATCTTCTTGTGTTATGACATCTACTGGTGGAGGTAAAGGTGGTTTTTATGGTGGTGGTGGTTCAAACGGATCAGCTGGAGGCTCTGGTGGTGGAGCTGGAGGTGATGGCGGTCCTTCTGCAGCTATAAATTGTGGAGGAGCAGGTAACACACCTCCTACAAGTCCTTCTCAAGGTAATCCTGGAGGTAGAGCATGGAAAAGAGATTTTTATGGAGCTGGCGGTGGCGGTGGTGGATCTGGAGCTACTGGAGGTTCTGCTACAGCATGTGCGACTGGTGGTGGCGGTAATGGAACAGCAAACGACATTACAGGATCAAGTGTAACATACGCTGGAGGAGGTGCTGGCGGAATGGCAAACAATAGTAATGGATCTATAGGTTCAGCTGGATCAGGCGGTGGTGGATCTGGAGGAAGAAGTTGTACTGCTGGAGGAAATGGTACAGCTAATACTGGCGGAGGTGGTGGAGCTGGTGGCCCTGGTGGTAATGGCGGTTCAGGAATTGTAGTAATTAAAGAAACAATACCAAAATGTGCATCAGGTAGATGGACATTAAACGAACATTTCGATCAAGTAAAGAATTCAGAGTGGATAACAAGAGAAAATTTATCAGGTTTTAATTACCTAGTAGTTGCTGGTGGAGGTGGTGGTGCACCAGATTTAGCTGGTGGTGGTGGAGCTGGCGGATATAGAGCAACAGGTTTTGGGCCTTCTCCATTACAAGGTTCTTCTTTAACAATATATGAAGGATCATATGTTATAACTGTAGGAGCAGGTGGGGCAGGAACAGCTTCAAATGCAAATGGTTCAAACTCAGTTTTAACATATGATGATGCAGGAACAACTATAACTTCAACTGGTGGTGGTAAAGGTGGCCCTATTGGAACACAAGGTTCTTCAGGTGGATCTGGAGGTGGAAGTGGTTCAGGTAGAGGTGCAGAAGTAGCAGGTGGACTTGGAAATACTCCTCCTGTAAGCCCATCACAAGGTAATAATGGAGGTGTTTCTGTTAATACAAGCCCTTCTAATAATACAGACGCTGGATCTGGTGGTGGAGGAGCAACTGCTGTAGGTGGCCCTTCTAATCCACAAGGTGGAGCTGGAGGTGCTGGAGCACCCAATGCAATTTTAGGCCCAGATACTTCTTATGCTGGAGGTGGCGGTGGTGGTGCTTTTACTCCATCATCTAGTAACTGTGGCGGAGCTGGAGGTGGCGGTAGAGGAGGACATAGTCCTAACACAAGCCCTAATAAAAATGGAGTAGCAGGTACATCCAACACTGGTGGTGGTGGAGGTGGTGGAGGTCAAGCTGGAGGAGCTGGAGCTGCAGGAGGATCAGGTATAGTTATTCTTAGAGGCCCAAGTGCAGTCACTTTTTCTTCTAACCCAGGGCCATCAGCTACAATGTCGACTCACCCAGGAGGTGATAAAATTGCTAAATTTACATCATCAGGAACATTAACAATTAGTATATAATTATAATTTAATTTTTAAGGAGAAAATAAACATGGCACATTTTGCAGAGTTAGAATCAAAAACCGACCCAACTGGTTTTACATCAGATACACATCTGATTGTAAAGAGAGTTGTAGTTGTGGCTAATGATGAAGTGCCTTCAGATGAACACGTTGATGGTGAAACATGGTGTGTTAATTTTTTTGGAGGCGGAACTTGGAAGCAAACATCTTATAACAATAATTTTAGAAAACAATACGCAGGTATTGGTTATAGATATGATGCATCCAAAAATAAATTTTTAAACCCACAACCTTATGAATCTTGGTCATTAGATGGTAGTGATGATTGGCAAGCACCAATTACATATCCATCAGTTACTAGTGGAGGATCAGGTGAAACAGCTTTTACTTATATGATTAGATGGAATGAAACAAAATACAAAGCTGATAATAATACAGGTTGGGAAGCAACTAAATCTAATGACACAGCAGATACACCTACAGTTTACGATTGGAACGGATCGGCTTGGACATCTTAATAGGAGACTAATAAATGCCAAGAACCAATGGCGGTATAATAGGTAAAAGAAACGTAACTTCTTTTGGGAAGTGTATTGTTACTACTAAAACATCTACAGGGTGTATATCTTTATTATCAGGAACTAGAGTTGTTGAAGCTTTAGTTGTTGCTGGTGGAGGTGGCGGAGGTGGTGGTTGTGGAAATGGTAACTCTGCTGGTGGTGGTGCTGGTGGAGCAAAAGTTATTACTGTAAATGCATCATCAACTGTACCTGTTACAATAGGAGCTGGAGGTTCTTCACAATCATCTACTTCTACACCAGGAAATCCAGGTAATTCAAGTTCATTCATAGGTTGTGGAACAACTTACTCATCATCAGGTGGAGGTGGCGGAGCTTTTGGAGGAGGAAGTAGTCAACCAGGAGAAGCAGGAGGTTCAGGAGGTGGAGCAGGTTCTAATGGTACAGGAGGAACAGGTGTCTGCGGTGAAGGAAATCCAGGTGGTCCAGGTAATGCTTCAGGTAATCCAGCTTATGGTTCTGCTGGTGGTGGAGGAAAAGGAAGTTCTGGAGGTTCTGGAAATCCAACAACAGGTGGTAATGGAGGAAATGGTAATGATTTTTCAAGTTGTTTTCCTGATTTACCTAACTCTGGAGTTTTAGCTGGTGGTGGCGGCGGTGGAGTATATAATCCAGGAAACACTACAGGATCTGGAGGTCCAGGTGGTGGAGGAGCTGGTGGAAGTTCAGGTGGAGGAAATGGTGGAACTGGAACAGCCAACACTGGAGGTGGTGGAGGAGGAAAAAGTCAAATTCCATATTCTGGTGGAGCAGGTGGTTCAGGTGTTGTAGCAATAAAAGAATTAAACAAAGCAAGTGGTGTATGGAATTTAAAAAGTCAATTAAGAGCAAGACAACAAGGTACGTGGCCTGATGGAACAAAAGTATTAGGTGTTAGTTTAGATTATTTAGTAGTAGCTGGTGGTGGATCTGGTGGTGAATCTGGATCTAGAGGTGCTGGTGGAGGTGGAGCTGGAGGTTATAGAGCTACTGGTTATGGACCTAGCCCACTCAGAGGATCAGCATTATCAGATTTAACAACAGGAACTTATACAATTACTGTTGGCGGTGGCGGTGCTTCTGCTGGCGGTGCAAACCCTGGATCAAATTCAGTTTTTGGATGTATTACATCAGCAGGCGGTGGTGGGAGTGGAACAGAAAGTGTTGGAAGTGCAGGAGGATCAGGATCAGGAGCTGGAGCAAGTTTTGGTTCAGGGTCAAGAAATGGAGGAGCAGGTAATACACCTCCTGTAGATCCACCTCAAGGTAATGCTGGAGGTAATTCTATTGGTGGTATTAGTTCTCCTTTTTGTGCAAACTCTGGAGGTGGTGGAGGTGGAGCAACTGCTGCTGGAGCAAATGCTAGTTCTGGAAATTCTGGAGCTGGTGGAGCAGGAGCACCAAATACAATTTTAGGACCAGATACTACATACGCTGGTGGCGGAGGTGGAGCTGGTGGTAATAATGCAGCATCTGGTGGAGCTGGTGGTGGCGGAAATGGTGCTCAAACAAACCCTAGCACTAATTGTGGAACTGCTGGTACAGCTAATACTGGTGGCGGTGGTGGAGCTGGTGGAACATCCCCAGGAGGTAATGGAGGTTCTGGTGGATCAGGTATTGTAGTAATTAGAGGCCCAAGTGCTTTAACATTCGCAGGATCTCCTTGTTGTGCATTTACAGGTTCAACTCATCCAGGTGGTGATAAGATTGCTAAGTTTACAGCTAGTGGTACGTTGACAATTAGTAAATAATATACCCCTTGACTTTTTAACAAAATATAGGTATAATATAAGGTATATGAATTTAACAAATTATTATTGGTATTTCCAAAGTGCAATACCAAATAGAATATGTGATGATATTGTGCGATATGGAAAATCATTACAAGATCAAATGGCAGTTACTGGAGGTTATGGTAATAGACCATTAAATAAAAATCAAGTTAAAGATTTAAAAAAGAAAAGAAATTCAGATATTGTTTGGATGAATGATAGGTGGATTTATAAAGAGATACAGCCATATATTCATCAAGCAAATAGAAGTGCAGGTTGGAATTTTGAATGGGATTTTAGTGAGTCTTGTCAATTTACAAAGTATACTAAAGATCAATTTTATGATTGGCATTGTGATAGTTGGGATCAACCTTATATTAGAGAAACTGCTAATGAT